AGAGTCATCAGGTCGAAGGTGAAACCATTTCCCATGCTAGAAACCTTATTAACAACATAAAAGTTGTTATCGGGTCCTAAGGTCATGTCTGACCTACTAGCGAGTACCTTTGAAAGGACTCTTTTGGGCAAAAGGTAGCTTATCAACTTGAGACTGATCGTATCACTACAATCAGAAAGATCGATTGTGGCGACTTTTGGGTCGCTTATACGACTCCTATGCACATCTGCAAGGTGGTCGAGATCGATCCCGAGTTTGTCTTTAAGACAAGCTCGGACTCCCAACCCAACAGCACGCTGGACAAGCATATTACACGACGGTTCTAGACAAATCGAACGATCCTTAAGATTATTCTTAGGGACTGTCGACCATCTATTGCCATTAACAAAGGTTACGATACACTCAAGCTTAAACCTGTAGATTCGAAAAGCGACGTCATCATATTTTGAAAACGTCACCCAGAGTCTACGATTTATCTGCTTGATGTTCCAACCCTTGTTCGTGCAGTAGCTTTTAAAGCGCTTCTTTACTGAGTGCTTCAGAGCTCGATGCCAGTACGAATACTTAGCAAAGAGCTCAAAGCAATCGGGGGTTATAGTCCAAACGCCAGACAGCTTACAAGCTATCGACGTTTGAGCCCCCAACGGAACGAAACTTGATCCGTTAGTGAACGTGAGGGGACCCATCTTAAAAGAAGATAGGACCTCATGTACAAAAAGACGCGCTTTGGCCCAGTGTGGACCGAGAAGCTCCCTTATTTGGAGGTTTGAGTCAGTCCCGATCCATCGTTCCCAGGCGTCGGTTCGACGCTTGTTTGCGATGTCGGTCTGTGGCTCTTCGAATTTCCCTGTGAGTTTCGATTTTGCGAGCTCACATGGTCGAGAATTGAAGCCAAGATGCTCATTGCACTTGGCAAAATCTCGGAGAAGAGTATTAACAGCCTTGATTGGGCCTTCGTAGTGCACGGTTGTCCTCCGTTAGCATTGTCTGTCATTGAAATAAACTCCTATAGAATTACTACAGGGTTTACGTCAATACAGGCGCCGTTGACGGACGGAACCCCTGCATTACGTTTTGGCCGTCCCACGTCACAAGCTGTGCCGCGAGACTCGCCAAAAGCTGACTCAAACGCGTTTTGGATTCGAGTGCGCCAGAAACTCGCAACCGAACACTCAACGCATCTTGGGCAGACACGCCACCAACTGTGACAGCGTTATTATCGTTGTAGATAATTTCGGCAGCATAGTTAGTGACGGAGACACCGTTAAGTGTTTTAACGGTGTTGCCAAACCGGAACCGGACAATCATGTCCGGTTTTGCGGGATCCGCATAGGTTACCCCAGCGTTATCCTGACTCTTGACCGATAAGGTCGTTGGCATTGGAATTCCTTCCTTTGTTAATTATCTGAAGGCTCTCACTAGAGAGCCCAATCGGTTAAGGGACATTGCGGCTGAGTCAATTAACCTTCGCCAATTCAGGTTCGGGTTAAAATTCAACCGCACATCAGAAGGATTGAACATGCTCCGCACATAGGATTGAACTACTTCTTCGTAAAGAAGTTGGTTCTCCTCAGGACGTGAACACGTCTGAGAGGCCGGTGTGGTAGGAGCAGATCCCCACCAAAGAGTCGGAAGCACATTGGAGAAATTAATAGTTTTATCTTCATTTCTGAAATGTGCATACGTCTTCTTAGTGGTATCCTTCTTGATGGAAACGCAGGCTTGTAACCATCTCGCGTTGGGACTGGTAGTCTTCCTGATGATATAATCACCAATGTTGACAAACCAATCTGCCACGAAAGAGTAAGGTATCAACTCCCAAGCAGTTACAAGGGGGTTAATACCCAAGCCTGCAAGACGTGAAGCCGTACTCCAGTCAAAGTTCTGGAAAACGGTAGCTCGAACTTGGATAGACCCTGAATAGACAGACCAACGATAAATATTGGTCGGTCCAGGCAAGGTCACGCCAAGATCTCGCGGCCGTATAACCCGACTTTTCCTGGTGGTGACATCGACACCGCGTTTCAATGTTTTCATTGCATCGCGGTACGAATACACTAACGGCATGATGCCATAACGGTACTCCATCCACCTCTGTCCTAATTCTTTCAGAATCTTTGTCGGATTCTTAAGAAGGGACATTGGATTCAGGAGTGCGGCTTTCCTCAGATCACTAGGTTTAAAGTGACCCATGAAGGCCCGGAAGATCTTAAAAAGATCTTCAGAGACTGAACGTACAAGTTGAGGAAGTTCCCTCGCCTCTGCGGCATCCGTTAGGATGTCGTACGACGTAAGGGCCTCAATACTTGCATCGTTCATCACCGCTGTGACAGCATCTGAGACGTCTTGATCACTGAAGCCGTTTAACACGTATTCAGTGCCAGGATGCTCACTCGTCACATTGATCCATTTGGCAGCTACTGGTCCTGAATGAGGAGGGTTAGGATCTGCGAAGACGTTGCAAGCCGCGCCGACTTTATGGACATTTCCATATTGTTCGTACACGTCTATGCCACCGACATCGCAATCCCTCCTTCTCAACAGGAAGCTGCGTTTCTGGATCTTCGTAACTTCATAAGGCGTCATAGCGTAAGGAACCATAAAACCACGAGGTAGGCGACCTCTTAACTTGGTCGCCGACTTGTGGAGTTCCACAACGTTATCCGCGTACCAGTTGACCTGACTTGTGGGTGCAACCCTGGAGCGACCAGTATGATAAACTGGTCCCCTCGGGGAACAACCATCATAGCCAGGCCAAGTGGTACTCCAAGGAGGAATATTTACTTCCTCTTTAGACTCAATAGTTACGTATTGACGAGACACGTCATCTCCTTTCAAGAGATAGTTTCACCGTATCGTACGGTGGGCCGGGACTTTCGTCCATCTCTCCAGAAAGGCGTTCTGATAGAGATCGACTATCGGAGACGGTTACGCATAGAATGCACTATTCCACATAGTGCAAGACATGTTAACAAGCCTCCGAGAGCCATGGTATAATAAATTATATCATGGACGCCGATTTCCATAGGACCTCCTTTCTGAAAATACAAATCCATCCCCGTAGGCCTGATCAGCCTAGAGAGACGGATGGTACTCCGGAGGAGAGTTATTCCCCTTCTCAGTCGTTAGACTGAGAAAGGAGGCTCCCACATGGGAGCC